ATAATAAGCGGAACCAACACAGAGCTAAGTACCAAAGCGTAAAGGCCGTAGATCATTTGCTCTAAACGAACAAACTTTGCCGCGCCGCTATCCAACCTGCGCTCAATGCTTTGATACCTTACGACACACTCTCGTTCGTGCGCCTCAATCGAGGCCAAAGCCTTTGCTGTTAATTCTTTCTGAGTCACTGTGACGCAGACTCTTCAGCTTCAACCGGCTTGATTGAGTTGCGAATGTCCGCTTCCCAACTGGCGATGCTGCGCTCGTTTTCGATCAATTGAATTTGCAAGGTTTGCTGCACTTCGCGCAATTGTTGTACGCGCTGAATCATTACCTGCGCGTCTTGCTCAAGGTCGCTGAATGCAAACTCTTGGCCGTCTATTTCTACTGTAGGGTCGCTCATTATGATTCCTTATGCTGCCCAGGGCGTGCCTGATCCATTCGTGGGTTTGATCTGTAGGTCTATATTGGCCTGTAAAGATGCTTCAATAGCCTCTTGATCTACACCATTCGCGAAGCACCAGCCAAGTACTTCTGCTTCTGTAACTTCTGCATACGGCGTGTAATCGCCAGACTCAGGGTCAGGGGTAAAACCACAGGTGCCGTAGGATGTTGCTGTATAGGTCGCAGCGTCATCGCCAGTGCCTACAGTTTGTTCTGCGTTAACACGCCAGTGCGCTGTGGTAATGCCCCCGTCACTTAGTTCTCTGTCGCATTGTGAAATTGTCCATGTGTTTGTAGCCATTAGTTGTTTTCCTTAAATTGCTGAGATGATGAAGGCTAGAAGTTCTGAGTAGCGCACACCAAGCCGTGTCCGTTCTTCGCCAGTGTCTTCGTCAGTCCATGTGTCAGAACACCACATACCGTAACGCGCTGCGTCTAAGCCTTCTGCTTCAAACGCGGCTTGTAGGTCTTGTGCGATGATTCCAAAGTGAATGCGAGCATCGTCGCCTTTCTCTGCGACAGCAGACTTCCAGCGATACTTTCTTAGTAAACCTTTAGCCGCCACAGCGACACGCTGCTCTGCATCAGACAGCGCTTCAATGTTCTGCTTTTCATTTCGGTCAGATGTGTTTATAGACCCGGTTTTAGCAAATATTGTGTCAAAACGACCAGCAGAGTAACCGAGATCTATTGCGTCATCTCTGGGTGCGCCAGATGTGGTGCAAGGGTGAATGATGCGGTCTGAAAAACGTAAGCCAGAATCATTCCCATAGGGTGACGCGATATATAGACTGCTGTTGATTGTGCCAATAGCACCTACGGTTGTGCCGTCTCGGTTGAACTGAATGATATCCCCGTCACTGTTTAACCTTCGCAGATACTGAACAGTTGTGCCATTTGCCGTGTTATATAGCGCACCGTTGGCTTGCATGATATGCCCGACACTAGCGGCTGATCCTGAAGTTTGTCCGAAGTACATATCCTGTGCACTCGTCAGCCTGAAAACTTCTGTGCTTCCTGTAGCAAAACGTATGTCTTCTGCCCTGAATCCTAACGGTTTTAATGCGCTTCCTGCGGAGTTCGTAACTTGTAGAGCAAAGTTACCGGAACCTACTTCGCTGATAGAGTCACCAAAAGTGCCCATTGCATTTGTGCCAACGGTGAAAGAAGCATGTCCACCTGAGTCAATAGCCAAATGAGTGTTCTGCTGATCGTCCAAGACGTTGAAGCCGCCAGTGCCAGCCTGCAAATATACTTTGTTGTCTGCTGATCGATGGCTCAAACCAGCGTTACCCGCCGCAGCAAGTGCGCCAGCCGTTAGTTGAAGCGGACCACTAGAGGTCACTGCGCCAGTAACGTCTATGCCTGTGGAGGTGGTGGCTAGTTTTTCTGAACCAGCGTGAAGCAAAGTCGCAACATCCCCAACGCCTTTAATTAGGTTATTGCCGCTTGCGTTTTCTACGCGAAAATCACCAACTTTTATTTTTATTGAGCCAGTGCCAGCATCTTCAATGTAGCTATGGTTGCCATCATGATAAATCTGTAGGTCATCACTAGCACCAAACTTAGCCTTGTCGTTGTCGCCTAATGCAATGCCGCCGTTGGCTGTGATTTCGCCACTAACTGATAGAGTGCTCAGCGACCCCTCCAACCCATCTAACGTATCAACAACAGCCGCGCCTGATCCGGCGCCATCAGTGGCAATAACTTTCACCGCGCCAGCCGCAATCGACACGTTCGCGCCAGAGCCTTGGCTGAAGGTCAGCGTGTAGGATGTGGCGTTGTCAATTATCCAAACCTTGGAGATCGTGTTAGGCCCAAGCGTGACCGTGCAAGCCTGACCGCCGCCTGTGCACTTCAAGTAAAGCGAACGCGCCTCATCAGCGGTGCCATCTGCCAAGGTGATTGTGTGGGTCGATGCGTTGGGGATGGCCTCACTGCCCTGGCCCAAGGCCGAGGCAATATTTGTAATAGTTCCGTTAAGTAAGTCACCCCAGGTGCCAGCGTTGGAGCCGCTCTCTTGTAGGCGAAGGCGTAAATCGTTGGAAAATGTATCAGCCATGATTAATCTCTATTACGCAACTTTTTGCCAATTTGTGCTGGCGCTAGGCTGCTGGGTGTAAGTTGTGCTTATGTCTGTTTGCTCTGTCCAGCTAGTACTGGCTCCCGCCTCGCTTTGCCACTTGATTTCGCCGTTAGCAGTGACCACGCCCTGAGCGCTGAGCGCTGCAGCGCCGAACCTAATTTGCCCGCCGCCTGCCGCAACGCTAGAGGCCGCGACAATAGCCGCAGCACCAGTGAGTAATGTAGTGGCTGTAGCGCTTGCAGAGCTTGTCGCCACAATTGACGCGCTGCCAGTGGTGACTGTGACAGCCGTTGCGCTGATTGTTGAAGAAGCTGTAATGAGCGCTTGAACATTTCTGAAACGCTGCCCTGCAGCCGTGATCGTTGATGAGCAAGCCAGTGCCGCGCTTGCTGTGCGAGTGCGACTGCCACTGGCAGTAACCACAGAAGAAGCACTGATAGCTGCCGCAGCTGTTGTAACCACCTGAGCAGTCGCCGCCACAGCCGATGAAGCCGTGACAGTCGCGCTGCCATCAATGTAGCTCCATTGGCCATACCTTCCAGCGCCGAAACTGCCATAATTCCAACCTTGACTCATTAGTCTAGTGTTATGTCCACGTCACCCGCTGGAAAGCGGAAAACATCGCCTGTTTCTATTGTTCTGCTTGATGTGAGGTTAGACCAACCAAGAAAATTGCCTGATGAGGCAGCGTCAAAAATACCAACTGCAACAATGGTTCCCCAATCCGAACTCGCTGTTGGGAATTCAACTGCGGATGCGTTAGTCGCCGCTGCGCCTGTCGTTGTGAAGCTGGCAACCTTGCGCGTGTACCCACCGCCACTTAATTCTGTGCCACCGCCAGCGTCTGTTGGCGCTGTAGTGAATAGGCCCAAGTAAACAGCTGAAGGGCTGGTGTAAGCTGTGTTGCTGAAGGAGTGAGCCAATAATTTATTTTCGAGATAGTCAGAAAAGCCAGCCATAATAATTTCCTATTGGAGCGGTGCCGCTCTCATTTTCACGCTGGTCTGGCCAGCTGTTCGTTGGTTTGAAATCTCTAGGTCATCAATGGCCTTTAAGTAAAGGCTAGACCAGATGGTGATTCGCTCATCGTTTTGCAGATAAGGGGCGCTTTGCATCAGCGCGCCATAAAGATAAATGTCCGGGCTATAGTCGAGCAGCCAGTTGCTTGTGTTGCTGTCGCTCAGCGCTGGGATGCGCGCGTAATAAACCAACTCCCCGGTGTAGCCGGTAGCTGTGTTATCAGGCGCTGGAAATACTTGGATCTCAGTGCCAACGTGGGTATAGCGGTTAGGCGTACCAGTTGCGCTCGATCCAGACTTCAGCCCGTTAAGGGCTTCGTTGGTGAGAAACTCCATCTGCGTGACGGGGTTAGTCTCTAAAATTAAGCTCACAGTCTGCAGCCAATCTGCAGGCGTACTAGAATACTCTGAGTCGATGGTTGCTTGTGATCTTGTGACCATATAGCGGTGTCGCACAGAGCGCTGAAACTGAGCCTCTGCCAGGGCAATAAAGTCCTTTGTGGCAGCGGCCAGATCAGTGCGATTCAGCCAATCAGCTATGCTTGCTTGAAGCTCGCTGTAAGTAGAAATCGCCATCAGATACGCGCGTCTCTGGTGCGAAACGCGCGGTTCTCTGAGTCGTTCAACCACTTAGCCAATCGCTTAGGATCGTCGGCAATGCCTTTTGCTTTCAGATCGTAATAAATTGACATAGGTATGGACGCAACCTTTGACCACTCGCCATGCTTCTGGTGGCGGTCAATTTCATTACGGGCGCGCTTGTTCGCTTCAAGGATGGCCGTCACATCTTGCGAAGACGCAATAGTGATCTTGTCATCTTTCAGCGTCTCGCCAGCCTCGTATATGAAGTCGGTCTTGATGCCGCTGGCGGCATCGTTAGACAGGTTGCGTTTTATTTCCATACGTTTCCTACTAGCTAGTGGATAGGTCAGCTACAACACCAAGACCAGCTTCCTGAGTAACGACCAAACCATATTCGGCCAACGTAAGGAATTTGGTTGCATCGCCCGTCTTAGCAAGCTCGTTTGCTTGGATAGGTCTTAG